CCTTTCTTAGGGGAATTCATTTTACCCTTATGACCTTTCATGGCCCTAATCCTTATGCTTGGGTTACACCGAACAGGCCCGCAGTGGAACCCATATTGGCTGGAAGAACAAACTGACGAATGGCAAGCCGCTTTGCTGCATCTGTCACTGATTGCACGGCGTAGGTTCCACGAACATCACCTGTGGTTGTTGTTGCAGGACTTGTGGTCACCGCTGCAACATATCCCGTGCTCGCTGTGATCGCAGCAGAGTTGTAGTTTATGGCTACATCGCTGAAGAAATTAGAGAGAAGTGGGAAACCAAAAGTATTAGTCGTGCCAACGCTATAAGTAATTGCATTTGTAACATCAGGTGTTACAGAAGCAATATACTTAAATGCTTTTTTGCCGCTGGTCGTGGCAGATGTCAACGTGCTTATCGGTACAGTAATTGCTTCACTCATTGGCACGCCATAAATGTCGTAACCAGAAACAGTAAAGATAACTGCCGCCGTTGTTGTACCAGAGACTGGAACAATACTAACTGCGCGAGCAACAAGAGCCTGTGGGTTCCAGAGATAAACGGAATTAGTATCGCCAAAGGGCTGCCCAAAAGCGTTTGGCCCCAAGGCGGCTTGTCCCGTTATTGTTGTGGAACCAACAGTGTCGTCCCCAGAAACCGTATAAGTTCCGGCTCCACCAGGAGGACCAGTAAGTTGGTTCACCACGGTAGTTCCAGAATTTACGCCAGTTCCAGTCAGTGTCATCCCGATCGTAATCGCCCCAGTCACGGACGATGCTGTCAGGATGCTACTTGCCACCACACCCGTGAAGGATGTGAAACCATCAAGCAACAAAAGGCCAGTCACCGTTGAACCAGTATTGTAGTTAATGCACGATGCGCTGACTGAAACACCTGTTGTCGTCGAGTTTGCCGAAACAAGTGTCATAGCCGTATTGGCCGTGGTTGCTGCGGCCGCTGCAATCGCAGCAGCACCAAGAGCGTAAGGAGCAGAACTGATGGTCTGTGTATCCGAGGTTGCAAAACCAGCGGTAAACACACCGTAGTTTTGGCCTGGGATGTAGTTGAAGTTAGGACGAGGGTCGATCCGGCCTACCCCACCCCAAAAGAGGGATGGGCCAAGCTGTGGGTTGTAATCCGTCACGTTTCCAATGGTGTTCTGACCAAAGGAGATTACGGGACCGGAGAATGCTGAAATAGCCATGTTGCAGTCTCCTTTTGATTACGAGGTTGGGAATGAGCCGAAGATCGAACGCCAGTTGTAGTAACCGAAAGAATAACGCTCGTAACCCTTAACCAACAGGTTGTCAGTGACAAAGTCTACCTGAAGATCGGTTTCGAACTTTACACGTTCCATGTACGACAGACCATCAATGTTGGTCAGCAAGAACCATGCGTAAGCCGAGGTCAAGAAGTCGTTGACCATGTAGCCTTCGCTGAGTCCGCCAGCCGTTGAAAGCAGGGCATTGACATCATTATCTGCCGTGCCTGGGCGCAATTCTGTCTTTGTCAGACGGATTGCAACAGGCTCCAACTGAGGAGGGACAACCAACTTACGACCGCGTGCAAACACCTTCAATCCGGCCTGATCTTTGAAGTTTGTCCGGATCCCGATCATCGCGTTCAAGAGCGTAGCTTCATTAAGGTCAACTTGAACCGTTGGGGTGTTGGCAACCGTGCCGCCGTCAATTGGATGCGCCGTGGAGCAAAGTGCCACACCGTCACCGCCAATCGAAGCGTTGTAGGTCGTTGCCGTATTCAAGACGTTCGCGCCATAGATTTCCTTGGTCTGGTGGAAAGATTCCGTCAGGCCGAGGTTTGATGGTTGGAACTGAGTCTTGTAGAGGTTGTCATCGATCGCCTTGCGGGTGATCGCGTAACCGAGAGCGATTTCAGTGTGCTCTTGGTTGTAGATGAACCGTTCACCAGCTCCCGAATCAAATGCAGTCTGACCACCTTCGGTCTTTAACTGCGCAAGGCCGAGGTAACGCATTTCAGCGGTACGCTCGAGAGCCATTTTTGAATCGTGCTTAGTGAAGATCTTGTCGTACTGAGATGGAATCATCTCGTACTTGCCTTCTACGCCCCGAAGTCCAGGGAGGAGAAGGTCTCGGATCTGTGAGAGATTAACAGCCATGATACCTTACTCCTCAGCTAATGCCAGTTGGGCCTGCACCGTTCGACCGGAAGATTTCGTTATTGAATCCTACGATGACATTGCAGTACTGGGTTGTTGGATCGCCGCCGTTGCTACCGCTAATCTGGTAATCAACAACAATGAATGGAAGCGTGACGGTTGTGTTGACAGCCGAAAGGTATGCACCTGAACGACCTGTCGAGGTATTGCCTGTGCCGATTGTGAACTGTGCGTACTGACCAATGATGCCCGAAGTCATCGTGGTCGCTGTGCCAGTCATCGGTGCGCCAGCAAAACTTGTCTGGACGAGGAACCTTACGCTTGGATCATCAATGACGTAAGCTTCTACGTCACCAGTGGCTCCAGAACCAGGCCAATACGAAGACCAAACTGTGCGACCAAGTGAAGTGTTGAGGTATTTGCAACCAACAAAAATACCATCAAGACGTGTTGTACCAGCGGCACCCTGAGTGATGTAGCCGTTAGCAGTGCTAACAACAGGCATGACGGGGTCGCCAGTGTAAATGGGTGTCGTGTTACCAGAAGCGATTCGGCGAGCCGACTGTGCAAAAGTCGGAGCTGCACCTGCGCTACCCTGATACTGCGTAAAACCGAAATAGGCAGCAGTGTTTGCCATGACGGGATTCTCCTCTCAGAGAGTTTCCATCATCGCACACCGAGGCGACTGTGAAACGGGACAAAATCGAATCTCCCACACCGAGGGGAGAGCACCACATACCATAGACTATTTTTAAGAAAAGAAAAGGGGGCAGGTGCCCCCTTTAATTTATACTGTTAATCGTTAGGAATTGGCATAGGTTCATAGGTATTTTTGATCTTTGGAGCAACGCGAGAATCATTGCGAGCCAGTAGACCTTTTGTTGAATCAAGCTGTGTTTCTTTGATCCGAACCTGTTGCCGTGCGTTCTTGTAGTCGATGTTGCGAACTTCTTGCGTGATTTCCGCCGGACGCTCGCATAACACCATGCCTTCGCGTTCGATTGCGCCTGAATGCCCTTTTGGCATCATGTGCGGGTACCGACTGACATCAACAGGATCCCAACCAGTTCGAGCCATCATGCTCATGTAGGTAGGATCCTCCCAACCCATGACAGTGCGGCGTTTCCACTCGTAAGACCACCCGTCAGGAGCCGGAGGAGTAGCAAATTTATCTTGCCCTTCATCCAGATCACCAATGTGGTCGCGCAATTCAGCCGAACGCTTGGCGGCGCGAGCCCGTGAGTCTTCAGTGCGAATCTCAGGAGCACGCATGTCCGGACGCTCCAAATCTTTAGCTGTTCTCATAATATCCTCCTAAAAGTTACAGTTTGCCTTCTCTGACAAGGGCAAGTTTGTTGTTGGCGTACTCGCGATCGCTCATTCCCATGTCTCGTGCGGCTTCGCGCTCCGCTCTCGACAGGCTCACAACGCCAGGTCTTGTTGCCGAAGTGCCTCCAGAACGCGAAACAGGTGCGGCGGGAGGCGCAGAACGCCGTTGTGTAGGTGCCGCCGCCGCAGACAACGCCGATTCCTGTGGTTCGTCACGATATATTGGCGCAATACGAAGAGTTTGCTCGACATGCGAGAAATAATCGTCCGTATCAGGCTGTAAACCGTCTGCTATGGCGATGCCGTGAGCCTTCACCATCTTATCGTAGAGGGTTGGGTTGCGTGCATACTCTGGATGAGACCGAACCCAGTCCGCGGACCTCGGCGTAAGGCTTGAGGCAAGCGATTCCACAGGATCCGCGTGCCGTATTGGCTCTTGAGCTTGTCTTTGTGCCTCGTATTCGTACCTTTGCTTGCCATTCTGAAGCTCACGAAGGTCAAATCTGGCCTGATCCATGTTTGTTTGGATATCAGCCGCGGAGTCATAGTCACCCGCCGCCATCGCATCGCGGAGATTCTGCTTTAAAATCTCCGAATTGCGCTTAACCGTCTCGATTGCATTGTCAATCAAACGAACATTTGTGTCTGCAACGTCTGTTTTAGCTTGAAAAGCCTCTTGCGAAGCTGTCCTGAGCCTGTTTTCAGCGTCAATACGGGCATTTTTCTCTGCTTCAAGCTTTGCTTTGAGGTCTGCAATGCCATCTTCTGCGGACAATTCGTCTTTTTTAGAAACTTCGGGCTCATCGACAATGATTACGTCATTGTCTTTCTCAGAATCTAAAGGTTCCAAATTAACTTCAAGATCAAGTTCTTGCTGCTTTTGCATTTTGGCTCCTTACCAAATCTTATCAGGCGATTGCGATTTGATGCGCATTTTGACGCTCACATCATCGAGGATCCGGCAAGGTTGGCCGTTTACAGACACCGCCCAACCATCGGAAGGACGGAAAACAACCCAGTCTCCCACCGAGAAAGAAGCGT